TATTATATAGACCTGCCCCTGAAACAAGTAATATAAACAACACAACTGTTGTAAATTATGCGTATCCAATAACAAGACAAATCGTAGGATATACATATGCTGGTGGTGTAGAGTTAGTTCAAAAGGATATGGACAAAAAAGATGCCGTAAACAAACTATCTGATTATTATAGTTACGAAAATGCTTTTTACGTAGATATCTGTACTGGTTTATACGATTCTATATGTGGGGTTGCGTATCAAATCACATTACCAAATAGTATGATAACGAAAGATAATACGCCTGATATTCCATTTATATACGAGGCATTAGATCCTAGAAACACATTTGTTGTTTATAGTTCAGCAATAGGTAATCCACAAATAATGTCATGTACGATAAGTACAACAAACAATAGACAAAAATTATATACAATATATACAGATAAATATAAATTTACGATATTGGCTATGGATACCAAAACATTAACGATAGGAGAAAATCCTATTGGTATGGATCCTATAACAATGGTTGAAAATTCATTATTTTTAACTGGTGATTGGGAACAAGCAATATCAGTAATGAATGCTCAAAATCAAGTTACAAGTGATGCTTTAAATGATATTGAAGGAACAATAAAATCTTTACTTGTTATACTTGGTGCTGAGTTTGATGAAACTGATGGTGAACAGTCTGACTTAAAGAAAGTTAAGGATAATCGTATTTTGACGTTAACAGCTCCAGGTGGTGGAAATGTTGATGCTAAATTTATATCACCACAACTTGAAAGTATAAGTGTACAAAATATTAGAGAATATTTAGATGATGCTAGAAATGTTATCACAGGTATTCCTGATAGAAGTGCTAATTCAAGTGGTGGAGATACAGGAACAGCTGTTTTAAATAGAGATGGTTGGACAGATATAGAAATAGTAGCAAGACTTAAGGAATTATTCTTTAAGAAAGCGAAAAAAAGACAATTAGCGGTTGGAATTAAGATATTACAAATGCTTGATTTGTTACCAGAAGATTTAAGTGTTCTTGATATAGAACCAGTAATCGGTAGACATACAACTGATAACTTATCTACTAAGACAACTGCATTTAGTACATTAGTTGCAACTGGAGAATTAGCTACAATAGATGCTTTAGAGTTATCTGGTTTAACTAATAAAACAAGAGAAATGGTTGAACGTGGAGAACAAGCAAAGAAGAAAAAGCAAGAAGAAGCATTAAAATTAGCAAAAGAAACCAAACAAGACACAGATAATAAAAATGTACAAGACAATATAGAAAAGACAGAAACTGAATAATGGTTATAATCGCCTTCGGATTCTGCGGAAGTCCGATTAAAGAGAGTGGTATCCGCGTGAGCCACTCCAAAAGCGAATAACATATAAAAATTCTACCTACTATACGGGTGGTTTAAATAATGTATAGGTGTACTCCTCAGTGAAGAGGTTTAAAACACTACAGAAAGGAAAAAAAATATGGATGAACTACAAGCGTTAATGGGTGACAGTTATAAAGAAGGATTGACTGTTGAAGACATTACAAATTTTATGAAAGGAAAGAAATTCGCAGACTTATCTACAGGTGGTTATGTTGATGTTAACAAGTATAATAATGAAATTGCTAACCTAAACAAAACAATAACAGATAAAGATAATACGATTAAAGCAAAAGATAATGAGCTTAAATCTAAAATGTCTGATGAAGATTTAATCAAAGCTGCTCAAAAAGAAAAGGATGATGAAATCGAGAGATTAAAAGCTATGTTAAGTGCTAATACTATGACATCAAATAAAAGTATAGCAAATAGTTCTTTAAGTGAAGGTTTAAATCTAATTGGAATTAAGGGTGACGATGATAAAGTAAAAACTTTTATAGATAATATTACAACAGAAGATACTGATAAAACTAGCTCAATAGCTAAATATGTTAACCAATTAATCAAAGATGCTTATGAAAAAGGTAAAAAAGATAGCACTAAAGATGCTATGGGTGATTTTGGTAAACAAAAGGGTGATCCAAGTGATGGAAACAAGGAAATCGGTGCTTTAGGTAAAGAATTAGCCAAAAAGCATGTTTCAAATAAAAACGATTTCGATTATTTTAAAAAGAATTAGAAAGAAAGAAGGAGGAATTAAATTATGATTAATCATGAAACTTATGTTAATCGTAAAACTATCATGATAGGTCAAGATAGTTATTATATCGCATTACCTATCGTAGTTAGTGGTTCTGCTAATGGTGTAATCAAAGCTGGTGAACCATTAACAGGTAACATCGAAAAGCGTGATACTGCTTTTACAGCTTCTACATCTAGTGCTGTTGGAATTAACTTACATGACGTAAAATTAGATGCAAACGGAAAAGGAAATGCTACATTAGTTATTGCTGGATGCGTTGATTTATTAAAATTAGACGATTCAGTTAAAGCTAACGTACAAACTGCTAAATCAGATTTAGCAAAAATAATTTTTGTTGAAGGGAGTGCTATTTAATTATGAATAAGAGTTTATTTGACTTATTAGTATCTAGTAATATAGTTTCTTATTGGCTTGAACAAAATGTCAATAATCAACCATTACTAGGCGAAACACTATTCCCTACAGTAAGAGAAATAGGAACAAAACTTGAATGGATAAAAGGTGCTAACAACCAACCAGTAGCATTACGTTTATCTGCTTACGACGCTAAAGCTATCAGACGTGATTCTAAAGGTATTGATAAATATGACACTGAAATGCCATTCTTCAAAGAATCTAAATATATTGATGAAAAAATGCGTCAACAATTAAACATATTAATGCAAACTAATAACCAAGCATTAATTAATCAAATCTTAGATAAAATCTTTATAGATGAAATCGAATTAATCAAAGCTGCTCACATAGCTCTTGAAAGAATGAGAATGGAAGCATTAACAACTGGTACAGTTACACTTGCTTCAAACGGACAATCTTATTCTTATGATTATGGTTTAGCAGATTATCAAACTAAGACAGTTTCTAAATCTTGGTCTGCTGCTGATGCTGATATTCTAGGTGATATTTCTAATTATGTTGAAGAAATGAAAGCAAAAGGTGTTAATATCACTCGTGCTATAATCAACAACAGTGTTGCTAAGAACTTTAGATCTAATACTGCTATCAAAAATGCAGTTTATGTAATGGCTAATGGTACAGTTAATGTAACATCAGCTAGAGCTATTGATTATATAGCAGCTGAAACTGGTGTACAATTCTTAGTTTATGATAACGTTTATGTTAACGAACAAGGTACAGCAGTTAAATATGTACCAGATAACACAGTAGTATTCTTACCAGAAGGAACTTTAGGAGAAACTCATATGGGTGTTACTCCAGAAGAATCAGACTTAATGAATTCACTAAATGCTAGTGTTTCAGTAGTTGATGATGGTATAGCTGTTGCTACACATAAAGAATTTGATCCAGTTAATGTTGAAACTAAAGTAACTATGGTTGCATTACCTTCATTCGAAAGAGCTAATGAAATCATGATAGTTGATACAGTAGCAGGTTCAAGATAATATGATAAGAATTAGTCATATTAATGGCGATGAAAGAGTTGTAACTTTAGGGGCATATGATGCAATATTCAAGCCCCTTGGTTATAAACCAGTTGCCGAAAAAGTAGTTAAAGAAGAAAAAATAGAATTAACTGGTAAAGAGGAAAAGGTTGAAAGACCAATCGAACAACCAAAAATATTCAACAAAGAAAATAAAGATAAAAGAAAGTAGGTGTTGTTATGATTTATCAAATTAAAGACAGTTATTATGTCAAAGTTGGTAATAAGTTCGTTAAGTTATCATTTAGTTTTGATAGCAACGATGAATTAATAATGACTCCAATAAATTCTGAAAAAATAGAAAACAATCAAAACTTAATAGTAAGAGCTACTACTTTCGATCAAGAGAAATTAAAAATAGCTGAATCTATTAGGAAACCAAAATCTTTTGAAGAAAATAAATCTTTTAAAGATAAAACTTTTAAAGATAAAACTTTCGGAAAAGGTAAAATATTAGATTAAAAAGGTGGCGATATTATGAAAACAATTAGCGAATTAGCAACAACTTTAAGAACAGTAACAATAGCTAAAGGTTTACCTGATTATAGAATAGTTAGTATCGATAACGATATAACTACTAACGATGATACTGTTTATGAAGAAGAAGTTAAACAAGCTATTGCTGTAATAAATCGTTGTCGAAGATTTAATCCAAGCGATGAAGTCTTATATGACGAAAAATACGAGGATTTGATAATTCCATTAGGTGAATCTTCCCTAGCGAAAGTCGGAGCTGAAGGACAAACATCTCATAGCGAGAATGGTATTGTTAGAGGGTATGGAAATGATGGAAAATATCCAAGCTCTATTTTGAGAACAATAAGACCTTTAATAAAGTAGGGGTGATAAAATGAGAACCCTTATGAGAAATAAACGAAAAATTTATTTATGTCAAAAAGATCCACAAGATGGTCATACATTCTTTAAAGAACCTATTGAATTATTGGAAAACTATGTGCCAACAAATAGTGATGGTGATTTAATAGCAATAGGAATGAATTATCCTAAATATCTAAGAATAAAAACAGATATTAAGGAAAAAGATTTATTTCATGCAAAAGACAGAGTTTTTGTCTATAAACAACCACCAGTTGTACATAGTAAGTTATGTAAAGAAGCCGATTATGAGGTATATAAACAACCTAGCCTTTTCATTAATGAAATGGAAGTAATGCTATATCGTTTGAGTGATGATGATGAATAAAGTCGTTACCGTGTCATTAGATTCACAAGAAATTAATCAACTCATTGAAAGGTTAAATAATTTCAAAAGTAATATTAGTGAATCAGCTGATAAAATAGCTAGAGAAACAGCATATAATGCTCTTACATATTTGGATATGCAGTATGCTGAAACACCATATAATGAAAATGTTGAAGATATCAACACTTATGTTGAGAAGACAGCAGATGGTTATAAGGTAGTTGCAAGTGGGAAAGATGTAATATATGCTGAATTCGGAACAGGTGATTTAGGTGAACAAAATCCACATCCAGAAAAAGACATGTATTCTTTAAATCCATATAATTCTGGAGAAACCATTAGAGATGCAAATGAACATTCAGCAGCTCATGGTATAACATCAGGTAAGTATTGGACTTATAAAAAAAATGATGTTATTTATTATACACAAGGTATTCCAGCTGGAAAACAAATGTTTAATACTAGAAATTATGTACTTAAAGAAGGTCTTAATAAATCTATAAAGAAAGTGGTAGGTGATGCGTTATCGAAACTTTAATAAAACAATTGAAAACTGATTATGAAGAATTATTTGCTAATACACAAGACCACACGGACGTATTAGTTAAAGAAAAGTATGAAGTTTATCCTAATATTAAATATCCTATGGTTACGATAGAAGAAATAACTAACGAACCTGTAGATAGATATTGGGATGGCGATAACGAAAATGTCAGTTATCTTGCTTATCAAATAGATATATATGGTGATGAAACGGAAGAATTAACAGCTAGACAGCTCGTTCAAGAACTAGCTAATATAATCGATGATTATATGAAAGGCGAACGATATAAATGTATGAGAAGGGTTGGAACCATACCAATTGTTCCTTTACAAACAGACGATAATATAATGATAGGTCATTTAAGATATGAATGTTATTTAGATATAAATAATAATATAATATATAGGAGGTAATAATATGGCAGCAATTAATTTATCTACAGCAGGTATTCAATTATTATATGCAGTAGAAACAACTGCAGGTACAAGACCAACTACTGGTTATACAAGAATATATGGTGCTAAAACAACACCAAGTTTAAATCCTAGTCCAGAAACACTAGAAACTACTACTTTAGATGAAACTGAATATAAAACTTATATTGATGGGTTAAAAGATCTAGGTGGAGCATTAGAGTTTACATTCAATTTAACTCAAGACTTAATTGATTCTTGGGATACTCTAATGACAGCTTATGAAACTGCTAAAGCAGCTGGTAAATCAACTTGGTTTACAATTGTAGTTCCAGGATTATCTGAATCATTCTACTTTACAGGAAATCCAAGTAACATGGGATTACCTGAAACAAGTGTAAGTTCAGTTCTTGAAATTACAAATTATATCACACCAACAAATGCACCTGAAAAATATGCTAAACCAACTAATGTAAGTGATTAATAATAAAGGAAATGAAGGAGTGTTAAAATGAATACAAAAATTAATCTAACATATAATGGTGAAAATTATACATTAGAGTATGATAGAACAACTGTCGTACTTTTGGAAAATAGTGGTTTTAAACTAGATGAGTTCTTAGAAAAGCCAATGGCGAATATCGAATTGGCTTTTGCTGGAGCTTTCATGAAAAACCATAGAAAAGTATCTCAAAACACAATTGATAAAATATTTGAGAATACAAAAAATAAAGGAGCGTTAATAAAAGCATTACATAGTATGATTACAGAATGCTATGACTCATTATTAGAAGAACCAAATGGAGATGATGAGGGAAACGCGACTTGGGAAATAGTGGACTTATCGCCAAAGAAGATAAGTCAAAAGTAGAGTCTATTTCTCTAAAAGAAACCTTTGAGAAAGTATGTCCAATTTATATGTCTTATGGTATGACCTATGATGAATTTTGGCATGGGGAACCTTATAGAGCTATGTTCTATAGGGAAGCTCACAAGCTCAAAGTAAGACAAAAAGATGAAGAATTATGGATACAAGGCATGTATATATATGAGGCACTATGTGAAGTTTCTCCTATATTACATGCCTTTTCTAAAAAAGGAACAAAACCTCTACCTTATGCGGAAAGACCGTATATGAGTTCTGTGTCCAGCGTTAAAACAGAAGAAGAGAAACAAAAAGAAATAGAAAACGCTAGATTAATAGCACAAGTACATTTCGAAAACTGGGCAAGAGCTACAAAGAAACAATTTGAAAATAAAAAATAACGGAGGTGATTAGGATGGCAGACATTACAGATAAAGTCGAGTTTGAGATAAAAAGTGGATCAAAAAATCTTGATAGCTCTGTTGATAGAGTTATAAACGATTTGAAAAACTTAAATAGTACTATAATGTCGACAAGTAATGTAACCGATAAACTAAGAGAGCAATTTGGTAAGTTAGGTGTAAGTCTTGATGGTTCAAAACTTAGAGATACCTTTCGATCACTTGATTCCGATACATTAAAATATACAACAACAACAGGAAAAACAATTACCGTTGTTAAAAGACTAAAAGGTGACATGGATGATTTAAAAGTTTCCGTAAGAAATGTTAATAATGAAGCTAAAAAAAGTAAAGGTATATGGGGAACATTAACAACTGGTTTAACAGGGGCTATAACAAAAATACAATTAGCATTCATGTTGATTCCTAGAATTGGTAATAAAATAATAGATATAACTGATAAAGCCAATGATTATGAAGAAGCATTAAACTTATTTACAGTTACAATGGGCGAAAATGCAAAAAAAGCTAAAGAATGGGTTGAAATGTTTAGTGAAGCTCTATATTTAGATGATAGTAACGTAATGCAGTATATGGGTTCTTTAAATTCATTAATATCAGGTTTAGGTGTTGCTAGTGACAAATCGTATATAATGAGTAAAAACTTAACTCAATTAGTATATGACTTGTCATCATTTAAAAACTTAGATATTGAAACATCGTTTAGAAAAATACAATCAGCTATGTCTGGTGAAATTGAACCTTTACGTAATGTCGGTGTTGCTTTATCACAAAACACATTACAAGAATTAGCAAATTCAATGGGAATAGACGAAAGAGTTGCGAGTATGTCTGAGGCAAATAAAGCTCAATTAAGATATATTCAAATTTTAAAATCAACTACAGAATGGCAAGGAGATATGGCAAGAACATTAATTAGTCCAGCAAATGCTATTCGTGTCTTAAAACAACAATTTACATTGTTAGGTAGGGCTATAGGTAGAATGTTTATACCATTTGTAATGAAAGCAATACCTTATGTAATGGCTTTAACACAAATGTTAACTGATTTAGCTAATAGAATTGCTAGTTTCTTTGGATATAAAATAACTGATATAGATTATTCTAGTTTAAAAGATATGGGTGACTTTATCGAAGATGTTGGTGAAGAAGCCGAAGATACTACTAAAAAATTACAAACAATGTTAGCACCTTTTGATGAATTGAATGTTGTACAAAAAGAAAATGAAAAAGCTGGAAAAGATGGTGGCTTAGGTAGTGATTTAGGATTAGATCTACCTGAATATGACGCTTTAGCTGGTTTGACTGATCAATTATCAAAAAATGTTGAAAAAGCAAAAGATAACTTAAAACAAATACTAGAAATAGTAGGATTAATAGGAGCTGCTTTCTTATCATGGAAAATAGCAAGTGGTGTAATAGACTTTTTAGATGCTTGGAATAAAATAGGTGGCTCATTACAAAAGAAAATAGGTCTTACGTTAATTATATCTAGTTTAGCTCTAAATATTGCTGGTGCGTTAGATATTAAAAAAGGTGATTTAGAAAAAGGCTTATTAAAACAACTAGGTGCAGCAGGATTGGCTGGATTTGGAACATTCCTGATGATTAAGAGTAACAAAGGTATGTCTTTACAAACTAAAATAGGTATATCGTTCCTAGTATCTGGTGTATCATTCGCATTAAGTGCTATTATGGATAAAGATCATGATTTCACTGCATTCTTAGTTAACTTATTAGGTGGATCAGCATCTGTTGCAGCTGGAACATTTATGGTTACTAAAAATGTAACTGTTACATTCGCTGTAACAACTATATATGCGGCTGCTACAACATTATTTGGCTTTTTAGATGAAATGCTTGGTGATGGTGAATTTAGCGCTGATAGTAAAATGGGTAAATTCATAGAACAAGTTAAAGAACTAAATGTTTATAAAGATTTGAGTGAAAGTGCTGATAAATTTACATCATCTTTAAAAGATCAATATGCACAAATAGAAATACAAAGAGATGCAAACGCTGCGTTAATTGATCATCATAGAGATTTGTATGAAGAATTGAAACATATTGTAGACGAAAATGGTAAAGTTAAAGATGGATATGAAGATAGAGCTAAATTTATATTAGATGAATTGTCAGATGCATATGGTGTTGAATATCAATTAATTAATGGCGAAATAAGTAATTATGACAAATTACGTGATTCAATAGAACAAGTAATTACTAAAAAGAAATTAGAAATATTACTTGAAGCTAATAAAGATGCATATGTAACAGCATTGAAAAACGAAAAAGAAGCAACTGATAAAATGAATGATGCTCATAAAAAATTAAACGATGAAAAATCAAAACTAGAAACCATTGAAAAGAAAATTAAAGAAGCAAGAAAGAAAACAAATGACATTCAAGGTAAGAGCATATCTCAAATTACAGATGAACGAAAAAAACTTCAAGAATTAGAGAAAGAATATGATTTCCAAAAAGCCAAAATAGAAGGCGCTCAAGAAGTTTATGATAGCTATAAAGATGCTGTTTATTTGAATACAGAAGCAATAAAGAATTACGAATCAGGTATGGTAGCTGCTCATTCAGATAATATGGATGAAATAAATGCTGCTATTGATAGACAAACTGGTCATAATAGAGATTCGTTACAAGAACAACTTGAAGATACTATTGGTTTAAGAGATGCAACTGTTGATTATTGGAAACGAACTAATGGTGAAATCGAAAATGATGATATTAGATCTAAAAATGAAATGGTACAATCCACAATCGATACTTTAAAAAATCAAACAAGAAAAGTTGAAGATTTAACGCCTGACAATGTAGCAGCTTGGCAATCATTGGCGAAATTAGATAAAAACGCTTATAATAATGCTATTAAAGATTTACCAGAAGATGTTAGAAAAAAACTAACTAGTATGCCTAACATATTACAAAACGATTTGTATGGTGGTTTTGCGAATGCGGGATCTATATTAGGTAAAGCAATGGGTTCATCAATATCTAATAATTTACAAATAGATCCTACAACATTAAAGAATAATGTTGCAAAAGCGTTTGGAAATCTAGTTATAAATATAAGTAAATTAGGAAACATTGGTAGATATGCTGAAGGTGGTTTCCCAAGCACAGGAGAGTTCTTCATGGCACGTGAAGATGGTCCTGAAATGGTTGGTCGAATTGGAAATAAAACAGCAGTTGCAAATAATGAACAAATAACAACATCAATAACAAACGCCTTAGTACAAGCATTTAATGGAATGAACTTTGGCGGTGGTCAAGGTACAACAGTTGTTAATATTGGTGGTAGAAAAGTTTATGAAGGCGTAGGAGATTATGTTGATTCTGAAAACGATAGATATGGTACAAACTACGTTAATGTATAGGAGGGTAAAAAAATGGCTTATTTAGGTTATGAAATGAAATGTGGAGATTGCACATTCCAAAATCCGAGTATGCGACGTGAGGGGTATAAATTTGCTAAAAAGCTAGTGCAAGTGGCTGATGCCACTACACTAGCTAATGGTAAATTGACAATTAAGGTATTACCACATAGTAGAAGTAAGATATGGTGTTCTTTTCCACCAATGACACCTGCTCAATTTAGAGTGTATGCTAATGCTTTAAAACTTGAAGAAAGTGGAACAGATATGTATTTACCTATATCAGCATATGATGACATAACAGATAGTTATATATCAGATGTTTATTATCATACTGATATTATGTGGAAACCTGTTAAATACGAAGGTCGTAGAATGATTGTTATTGATGATTTCGAATTAATAGGACATTAGGGGGTGTGACATGAGTGATAGTGATAAACAAGCGTTATTAGATGGTACAGCAACAATACAAACTGAAATAGAAGTTATAGAAGAAGATGACAACAATGTCATTTTAACAGAAAATAATTCAGTTATAAACTGGAATCACGAAGATTTTAGATATGTTAAAAATCAAGGATGGATAGGACAGTTCGTAGCTAGACAACTAACAGGTACTCTTAAAAATTTATCAGATGATTTTAGTATCACCGATAAAGAATTAATATTAAGATTAGGTGTTAGAACAAACGATAGTACTAATTGGTATTCTTTAGGTAATTTTATTGTTACAAAAGTTACAGATGATGAAGTGTCTGATAAAACAACATTTGAAGCATTAGATTATACAAAGTTGTTTAATAAAAAATATGAAGATACAATAACTTATCCTTGTACAGCTTTGGAACTTGCACAAAATGTATGCGAACAATGTGGTATAGAATTAGGTTCTGAAAGTTTTAGAAATGATGATTATGAAATAAGTGGAAATGTCTTTGTAAACAATGAAAGTTGTAGAGATGTAATGAAAGCTATTGGACAATTAGCATTTTCTTGGGTACGAATTGATTGGGATAATAAACTATATATAGATTTTGATATACCTAGAGAAGCTAGCTCTTATGACGTAATTGATAATTCCAAGTATTACACATTAAAAACGCATAAAGAACGATTCGGACCTGTAAACAGAGTCATTGTTGGATATAGTCAAATAGAGGGTGAACGAACAAAAATAGAAAATCAAGCAAGTATTGAAGAATATGGGGTTTGTGAATTAACTATATATGATAATCCACTTGTATTTACACAAGAACAAAGAGAGTTCATAATACATGAAGCTGATTTCTTAATGAATTTCATTTATACTCCTGTTAATGCTTTAACAATTGGTCATCCTTGGTTAAAAGGAAATAGCGCTGTAACAGTTTTCGATATGGAAAATAATGAACATCATACAATGCCTTTTGATAGAACAATTCAATACTTTGGACATATAAAAACACTAATAGATTCAACAGGAACATCAACAAAAAGTGATACAAAATACGCATATGATCCAAATATTTATAGTTCTACTAAAAGAACCGAAATAATGGTTGATAAGCAAAATCAAACTATAACAAGTATTGTTAATGAAATAGGTGATAGATCACAAAAACAAACAACAATTACACAAGATATCGATAGCATTGTTAGTCAAATTCAAGATATACCAACAATAACTGTTGAAAACGAAAATATAGGTGGTTTCTATTTAACTAATTTATTAGCAACAAGAGTTATAGAATTAAAAATACACCCTACAGATACAGATATAATTGGTCTTTTTGTATCAAACGGACTAAAAGTACAAAATGGATTAAAAGTATTGGCAAATGGTGTAACATTTGAAAGCGATCATGATAAATATTACTATAAAATACCTAAAAATCTATATTATTTAGATGATGTATATGACGAGTTCATATACGATGGTGCTAATCAAGTTGTTCAAATAACACATAGAATAGGTATTGACGAAGATGATGAAAAGTATGTATTAGATGAGCCTGTTATAGAATATTTTGATTATTATGATATGCTTATAGGTAATGGCGATTATCATATTTACATGCAGTCATATCCAACTGCTTATATTTATATGAAAGCTATGATACAAAATGATTATACTAATAGTTTTGCTACAAAATATGAATTAAACAGTACAATAGAACAAACAGCTGATGCTATAACTGCTCAAGTAAACGCTAAAGCTGATGAAAACAACATAATAGCAAAACTCAATTTAGCAGTAGAAAATGGTAAAGGTGTTGTTACATTAAAAGGTAATACAGTAATTATCGATAGTGACTACTTTAAATTAGATGCTGAAGGTAATATAATAGCAAACTCTGCTGTATTAGGTGATGTATTAGTAGATGATGGAGAAATGTATATACCTATCAATTTGAATTATAACTATGATTCTAGTGATGTTCAAAGAGTATTAGATATATTTTTGGAAGTAATAGAACCAACAGAAGAAGACTTTTTAAAATATGATTTTAATAGAGATGGAAGAATAACTTTATCAGATGCAGTAGCAACTCAAAGAGTAGTCTTTTTTGGAATAGGTAAAGATACTCCAGGTAAAATTTTATTTAAAGCAGATGGAACAAATTCTAAAATAACTATAATAGGTGGAAATGGAATAGAATATGCAAAGTTTGGTTTTGATGGTATAAGACTTATTGATTATAATGGAAATAATACAACAGTTTCTCCAGGATTAATATCAGTTAGTGATGGAACAAATAGTAAATCATTAACTCCAACAGGATTTGAAATGCCGATAGGTGGAATAACGATGTATGGTGGTTCAACTGCTCCAGATAATTATATGATATGTGATGGAACAGCTATATCAAGAACTGATTATGCAAGACTATTTAATGTAATAGGAACAACATATGGATCTGGAGATGGTAGTACAACATTTAATCTACCAAACTTAAAAGGTAGAGTACCTGTAGGATACGATAGTTCGCAATCAGAGTTCAATGCTATAGGTAAAGCGGGTGGTAGCAAAACAGTCACATTAAACCAAAATCAAATGGCAACTAATACGCCAGCAGTAAGAGTTGTTGGAAACAATGAGTGGTCTTGCGGTATTTGGGGAAATCATGGAACTGGTTATGGTATTAATTTGCCAGGTCAATATTCAAC